TTGCTCAAAGCATTGATTATCTTTAAGTCAAATATATCGTGATCTAAGAACGCCTTCAAGGGCAAAATATGATCCACATGCCAGACCCCATCCTTTACCTTCTCATAGTCTGGGTGATTTAAGATATGATCTTGAAGTTCCTGCGGTGTATATCCCAAAAGTTCATGGGTGCGACGTGTTTTTTTCTCTCCTGTGGCCTTCATAAACCGGCGAATGTGCTGGCCGCAGATTTTGCGAAACTTTTTTCGCATTGCTATCGCTTCCCGGTCTGGGTCGTACATATAGCAATTTTCGCCCGATACCTTGGCCGAGCCACACTTCTTGCAGTTGGGGCAGCGAGTGAAATTTGACCAATTAGCCTCGGTTTCGCCACCACACTTACAGATGTAGGCAATACGAATCCGTTTGTCTTGAATCCAAGACCGTACAAACTGGCAACCCTTGGATTTACAGAAGGCGATTATGGTAGCGTCGGAAGTACGCAGTTTTTCTGAATTGGTTTTGGCTTTGCAGAGTTGGCACTTGTTGCCTCTCTGGACGTGCGATAGCCTAATCTCAATTTCGGAGCCACAAGAACAAATCGCCCTCATTGGCGTGTTATTGGAAACATAATTGGTCGCCAATAACTTGAATCCCTTCTCTTCAAAAATCTTCTTCACTTCTTTGTATTGCAGCTTGTTGTGTCCACCGCTCGGCATAATCAACTCCTTATATTCATGAAAGAATATCGCATTATACAAAAAAGAAACCGGCTGATATAGCCGGTTCCTATTTTTGTCGTAAGTCCAATCACACCAATGTAGTGATCAGATGATAAAGTTGGCAATCGACATGCGGGCATAAAATTTTGCCCCTTCCCGCAGCAATTTCTTGCCATACCGGGTGAGGATACCCTTGCGTGGGCAGAAGCTCTCTGGGTCCAATACTACCGGAGTTTGTGTCAACGGTACATATGGGCAGTAGAAGTAGCCCGAATCAAGGTATGTATCGCCCTTGTAGCCCATGAGCAACTGATTGCTTGGGAATAGTGGGTCTTTGTAGAGTCTCCATCTGTTGTTGACAGTGCCAACATATTGAATACCCAATGAGCTTGTGAAAGTCTCGCTTGGAGCAGGTGCGAAGCCTGCTGTGGCTGTCTCGAACATGGATGCTACTTCTGGGCTTGTTACGACCCAGTTAGCCCCACCACGGAGAGTCTTACGGTGAATGACGGCAGATACTTCTACCAACTTCACATATAGAGACTCATACTTTTCCTTAATCGTTTCGCCAAGGCTTGTATTGAAGTCCCAAGCTGTTACTGTACCGGCGTTGTCACGAAGGTCGCCCAATACTTCACGGTCGATTTCAAGGTTGATTTCCTGAGCCAATACTGCTGTGAGTTCAGCTTCTGCGTCCAAGTTGTGCTGGGAACGTAGGTCTTGCTGAGCTTCGTAGCTCCATACGGCCTTCAACTTACGAGTCTTGGCGGTAATATCTTCGCTTTCGACTACGAGGTTGATTTCCGGCAAATCTTGTTGACATTCCATGTTGTGCTCGTAGTTGATTACAACGTGGTTAGCACCCGGCGCTGGATTCGCACCACCTGTCCAAGCCAATACCAACTCACCTGTGTTTAGGTTGAGGCTGGAACCGGTTGCTGTTGCTTTGACCGTTGGTGAACCAACATCACTGAAAGTGAAAGCACCTGCGGAAGAAAGAACGAACGTCTGGATGGCTGTGGAGCCAACGTATACAGTACCAGTTACAGTACCGGCCAGTACAGGCGTGTGTTCAAGCGGAGCATAGTTGGATGATGCGTCTGCGCCATTGTCTACCGAAGTAGATTCGCCTTGAACGAATTGGTGTGTGTACCAAATATCCAAGTTAGCTGTACCGTCAGCCTTTTGCATCAAGCTGTTTGCGTCATCACCGGGGAAACCGCTGTTGTTGTCAGCACCACGGGTTGCGCCCTTGTTGCTGGAATAACGGAAGCGGAGGTAGTAAACCAAACCTGTTGGGCCCAACAATGGCTGAACAGATACGATCTTGTTAGCAATAAGTTGTGGGTAGATACGACGGACAAGAGGAATCGAAATTCTCTTGAACTGAGCAATGTCGCTCGTGTCGGTGCTGGCTTCGTTTACCAGAAGTTGATTTTCGAGAAGAACTGCTGTGGCAGAGCGGACGTATTTATCTTCGATGTTGTTCAAAAGACCAGTCTTTGCCCAGCGAGTTTCTAACACCTTTGCTTCATTAAGAAATCTAGAATTTGCGTTCATATTTTTTCCTTTTGATAATTAGAATCGCTTATTGTGTCTTTAATCCAGATAGGACCAAAAGTTGATCCATTTCGCTGCTTCCTGTGTTATATTCCGCTATAACTTCGGTATCTTCAGCGACTTGTCCTCTCCCCGTTGCGTTCTTTGCTTTTTCGATTTTTTCTTTCTTTTCTGTAATGACCTTGGCCTTCTTATCTTCGGTTGTGGTCTTTGTAGCTTCTGTAATTACGGCTTCGGCTTGACGCTTCCACTCGTTTAGCTTTGTATTTTCTGTAGAAAGACGGATGTTACGGGCTTCCATAATCTTGAGTTGGCCCTTCATATCTTCCATTTGCTTAGAAGCAGATTCCAATTTCGAGCTTGTTACTATGTTGAAGTCGGCGTCTGTGAGATAGCTAGAAGTTACTTCTACAATCTTGTCCAAAGCAACCTTGTGTTCTGCCATGCGTGGGTCATTCAATACTTCACAACGAGCTTGCTCGTAAATTTCTTGACCCTTGAATTGCAAGAACTGGTCTACTTTGTCAACAATGTAGTCTTTCATCTCTTGAAGTTTCTTGTCGTACTCTTCGTACATCTCAACTTCGAGTTGATTGTTCTTCTCTTTTTCGCCCTTCAACATCTGATAGGCTTCTTCATAGCCTTCTTGAAGTTGTGCGTTATACTCTTCGCCTTGTACCTCAAGACGGTTACGCAAATCAGCAATAATTGCGTATGCTTCTTCGTAACCCTTTTCTGCTGTCTTTTCGGCCACAGCTATTTCATTAGAAAGCTCGGAATAGGCTTCTTCGAGTTTTTCGTTGTACTCTTTTTCGAGAGTAGACTTAGCCTCCCCCAACATCTTTTCAACCGAAGTTGCGACCTCATTGATTTCAGATTCTGGCAATAGCTTCTTTAGTGCTTCTACAATTTTATTATTCATTAGCCTAACCTCGCTTTAATGTTGCTAGTTTGTTGTTCTATGATTCCGCCCAAACAAGCGATAAGAGCTTCTTTATTTATACTTCTACTTTCATTTTTATTAGAAGAATTACTAAAATCATTTGTCTGGATTACATTTTCTTTATGACCTACTACTTTTTCCTGAAAAGCAGCATGTGTGCTTGGGTCGGCTACAGCATCGAACGTAATAAGTTTGTAGCTTTCCCCAATAACAAAGACGCCATTCTCTTCTTTTCCACTCCCTACACCTCGGCTACTAATACCCACTCGAACTCCATCATTAATTAGAGCCTTGAGGATACGGCCTGCTGGTGTGTTCAAAATCTCGCCCTCGCCCATCAGGTTATTTCCTTCCCACCACACATTGGTGACAATGTGAGATGCTTTCTCGAAGTGAATAACACTATCTGTTGGGTGATCTAGTTCACCCACTAGACCACGGGCCTTGATGATTGGCGACAATTTCTTGACGTTCTCATCAAGGATAGAGTAAGGGTAAACTCTGTTGTTTTTATTTTTAGCTTCTGCTTCTTGGAACTTGCCCCTGAATTTCGTTGTCCCCTTATCAGTTGACTCGTTGAGATTCAAGATAAAGCCGCCATCGGAGCAGCAGTCAATGAGTAACATGTCTCTGCCGTTCATTAGGCTCCTTATTTGTCAACAGTTGAGTTAGATTTTCCAGGCACATACGGATTATTCAAATTCGGCCATGTGTCGCTAGACTGCCACCGACTCAAATTATCTTCGTCTTTATCGGCACCCTTTTCGCCATTCATGGTGTAATTCCCGAATGGTTCAGGAACGTAAGGATTCTTCAATGAAGGATAGGTGTTTTCGCCACCGATATTTCCCCATCCATGATTTCTCATTTCGTCATCCAAGTTATTCTTGAAGGATTTGCCGTCACTTACAGGAGCTTCGCTGCCCCAATCGCCATTGAGATTGCTTGCCACTGCATTGTGTTGCTTTGCGGCCCAACTTGTTTTTGGGTGGTCTCCATTCACAGAGTGATGTGGATTATTAGAAACATCCCAATCTCCTTCCATATCATCAACATTGGATTCAAGCAACTCTTGCAAGTAATTTGCAATTTGCTCTGCCACGCCGAGATTTGGTTGAGATTCACGATTTAGAACGGCTTCACAGTCAGACATAAAATCGGCTGTTTCTACCTTTGTTACTTCATCGCCGCTCTCGATAGCGATTTTGTGGATTTCGTGCAAAGCCTTGTAAAGATCAGAGAATACTCTCAAATCGGCATTATCAGATTCATCAAGCTGCTTGAAGAACTTTTCCGCAACAGACTTGAATTCCAAATAAGCGTCTTTGCATTCTTTGCATTCGCTAGTAATGTCGTGTCCAACGCCAGCTACTGTGGCAATCTTCTTAACACGATCTGTATAAGCGTGATGTGCAGTTCTTAGAATGGCTTCGGCCATGAACATGCATGTGTCATCATCGAAATTGGTAACACTAGCCATTGAGAGTGCTTCTGCAATTTGCTGTGCCAATTCGTCTTGTGTTAGATAAAGTACATTCGGCCATCTCGAAACGATTGCTTCGAGTGTTTCTTCTAGGGCAGAATTGTCAGAAATGTTGTTGTAACGTTTCAAATCTGCCATTGCACGAACGAAAACTTGATCTTCATTTATCTTTTTAGAACCGTTACGGAGAAGCTTACATTCGTGATCCAAAGTCTTCCAATTAAAGGAAAGAATCTTGCCTTCATTTCTCTTGGTGAGAGTTGGAATTGCTACGTCAGTAACATTGCCACGGTCGTCTGTGCGTACTGCGGAATTCTTGAATACAGGACCAAATTCCTTGTAATCTAGGTAATCCATTACGTTTTCACACATTATATTCCA